AACATAGGCGGCCTCAAAACGGACATTATAGGACATAAAGGGTCAAATGGTATAAATGTGTACAAACCCGGGTTTAGCTATGACAAATCGGACATTTAGGACACGTGTTTTCGTCTGCCAACGATCTTGCCAAGATTTATGTTGGCAGAAAAATTTTACGTTTATGCAGGTCAGAGGCCTAAAAACTGCTAGTTGATCTTGCCAAGATTTTTGCGAAAAACTTTTTTATATAGAACACTTATACTCTCTTCCGCGCGCGCGATAGTAAAATACGTTATTTATAAAAAAGTTTTTGCGAAAAATCTTGGCAAGATCATTTAGGGCGTTTTCACAAGGCCACAAGCCTCTGACCTGCACAAACGCGAAAAAAATCTTGAAAAATCTGCCAAAACTAATCTTGGCAGAATCTTGGCAGACTTCAAATGCGTATAAAAGGGGCAAATCGGACATTTTGTGATTCCATGATCAAATCTCGCATAAATTACAACGCTTATGATAGAAGGAGTAGAATAACTCGCGTTCACATCCTTTTATTTTTGGAGGGACGATGTTGGAAAGGGAGTACCAAGCTCAAGTTGTCCGTAGTATACTAACAACCTTCCCTGGCGCAGTGGTTCTGAAGAACGATCCTGCCTACCTACAAGGCATTCCGGACTGGACCGTCCTCTACGCTGACAGATGGGCGGCGCTAGAGATCAAGCAGAACGGTCGATCCAGGAAACAACCGAATCAAGACTACTACATCGACAAGCTAAACTTCATGTCGTACGCAGCCTTCATGTATCCTGAGAATGAGGGAGAAGTCTTCGATGCGCTTCAACACACATTCGTCACTCGTAGATAAGCACGCCTTCCTCAGTCCGTCCAAATACCATTGGACAAACTACGACGATGAGAAACTGGATCGTCGTTTCATCACTGCCATGGCTGCTGTCCGAGGAACCGAGCTACACAAGTTCGCACACGATGCGATCAGACTTGGTGTGAGGCTGCCAAGAACTCCGAAGACCATCAACCTCTACGTCAACGATGCCATCGGCTATCGGATGACGCCAGAACAGATCCTTTTTTATTCTCCGAACTGTTTCGGAACTGCCGATGCCATCTCGTTCAGACGCAACTTCTTGAGGATTCACGATCTCAAGAACGGGAGAGTTCCGAGTTCGCCACGACAGCTGGAGATCTACGCCGCCCTGTTCTGTCTCGAATACAGGTTCAAGCCTTCCGAGATACAGGTCGAGCTACGCATCTACCAGAACGACGAAGTTGGCGTGTTCATCCCAACGGTCGATGATCTGACACACGTGATGGATAAGATCGTAACATTCGATCGTAGGATCAACATTCTGAGAGAGGAGTTGTCTTGATCATAGCAGAGCAGGACTATCTCGCTCACTATGGAATCCTTCGTAAGTCTGGTAGGTACCCTTGGGGTTCTGGTGGCAACCAGGCAACGCGAAACAAGAGTTTTCTCGACTACGTCGATGGACTCTTGAGGAAGGGTCTCAGTGAGGCCGAGATCGCACGTGGTTTCGATATTTCCACTACCCAACTCAGAGCCGCCAAGTCAATAGCGAAGAATCAACAGCGCCAGGCTCAGATCGACATGGCGCAGAGACTCAAGGACAAGGGATATTCTAACGTCGCCATCGGTAGACGCATGAACATCAACGAGTCTCAGGTTCGCCAATTGCTAGCCCCAGGCAAGAAGGACAAGGCTGACGTTCTTCAGAACACAGCGTCCATGCTCAAGGGCCAGGTGGATCAGAAGGGCTATATCGACGTAGGTAGTGGTGTCGAAAGTCATATTGGTATCAGCCAGACCAAGCTTAGTACAGCTGTGGCCATGCTCAAAGAGCAAGGATACACGGTGCACTATGTCAAGGTCGAACAGCTGGGTACCGGTCAGCAGACCACGCTCAAAGTTCTTGCTCCTCCAGACACACCATATTCAGAGGTCTTCAGAAACAGAGACCAGATCAAGCAGATCACCGACTTCTCAGATGATGGTGGTCGGACATATTACGGAATCAAACCGCCTCTTTCTGTCAACTCAAAGAGGGTGGAGGTTCGATACGCTGAACAGGGTGGCGCAGATGCAGATGGCGTCATCTATGTTCGACCTGGTGTTTCGGATATTTCTTTGGGCTCTGCTCGCTATGCTCAGGTCCGCATTGCCGTGGATGGCACGCACTATATTAAGGGCATGGCCATGTACAAGGATGACCTGCCTGATGGTGTAGATCTGATGTTCAACACCAACAAGAAGAGCACAGGTAACAAGCTCGATGCTATGAAGGCGATGAAAGATGATCCTGACAACCCGTTCGGATCCGTCGTTCGCCAGCGTATAGATCCGAAGACCGGCAAGGTTAAGTCGGCAATGAACATCGTGAACGAAGAGGGCGATTGGGAAACGTGGTCTCGTAGTCTGTCGACACAGGTTCTCTCCAAGCAAAGTCCTTCGCTTGCTAAGTCGCAGTTGGACATGACTTATGAGAGAAGCAAGTCTCACTACGATGAGATCATGCGTCTCACAAACCCAGCTGTTCGAAAGAAGATGCTCGAATCATTCGCAGACGACGTTGATGCTGCAGCAGTCCATCTAAAGGCCGCAGCTTTACCACGCCAGTCGTCGCATGTAATCCTCCCTATCAACACACTTAGGGAGAATGAGATCTATGCCCCCAATTATCGGAATGGTGAACGAGTAGCTCTCATTCGCCATCCTCACGGTGGTATCTTCGAGATTCCTGAGCTCACTGTAAACAACAATCATCCTCAGGCAAAGAAGGCTTTGGGGAACACGAGAGATGCAGTAGGTATCAATAGTAAGGTGGCTGCTCGTCTGTCTGGTGCAGACTTTGATGGCGACGCAGTCATTGTGATACCGAACAACAGAGGACGATTGAAGACAGCTCCTGCTCTGTCTGGTCTTAAGAACTTCGACCCTCAAGCTTCGTATCCTGGCTATGAGGGAATGAAGAGAATGTCATCTCGAACCAAGGGTATCGAGATGGGCTCGGTGTCGAACCTCATCACAGACATGACGATCCGTGGCGCCACGGCATCCGAGCTAGCTCGAGCAGTTCGGCATAGCATGGTAGTCATCGATGCAGAGAAGCATGGTCTTAACTGGCGTCAGTCTGCTGTTGACAATGGTATCCCTCAGCTGAAGGCGAAGTATCAGGGTAGCGCAAAGGCCGGCGCATCAACTCTGATTTCTAGAGCCACCTCCGAGATTCGTGTTCCTGAGCGAAAGCCTCGTTCGGCATCTAAGGGTGGGCCAATCGACAAGACTACGGGTCGTCGTGTCTACGAAGAGACCGGCGTCTCATACGTCAATGCTCGTGGTAAGACAGTAGTAAAGAAAGTAAAGAGTAAGAAGCTAGCAGAGACACCAGATGCACACCGTCTCTCTTCTGGTACCACAATAGAGAAGGTCTATGCTGATCACTCGAACAGACTGAAGGCGTTGGCTAACGAAGCACGTCGTGTTGCAGTAAACACAAGAACCACCACCTATTCACCAAGTGCTAAGAAGACCTACTCCAAAGAAGTCGCGTCTTTGGATGCCAAGCTTAGAGTGGCCCTACGTAACCGCCCCCTTGAACGCCAGGCCCAGATCCTAGCCAACTCAGTAGTGAGTGCCAAGAGAGCAGCGAATCCAGACATGGATAGTGCGACTCTCAAGAAGATCAAATCCCAGGCCCTCACCGAGGCTAGAACAAGGACCGGTGCCAAGAAGCAACGCATTGAGATCAGTGACTCTGAATGGAAAGCAATTCAGGCTGGCGCAATCACCAACAACAAGTTGACCCAGATTCTTAACAACACTGATCTAGATCTTGTCAGAAAGCTGTCCACACCACGTACGAAGCTTCTTATGACCAGCACCAAGACTGCTAGAGCTAATGCCATGCTCGCTGCAGGGTACACACAGGCTGAGGTAGCAGACGCACTTGGCGTATCATTGACCACTCTCAAGACTAGTCTTAGTGGAGGGTGAGATGGAACACATGCTAACAACAGTAGACAATCCTTTCGACCCCTTCACTGAGTTCGATGACTGGCTAGGCTATGATCAAAGCTGTGGTTACGAAACGCTTTGCTACTTAGACAGAATCGTAAAGACTTCAGATGAGATGTCGGAAGCAGACCAAGATCTTGCTATAGAACAAGCCATAGATGAAATTGTTGCGTTCAACATCAATGGTTTGTACAGAAAGGTTTCGTCCAGCACAAGTCAAGCTGCATAGTGTAGCGTTCTGTCTTTCGTGTATCAAAGATCGATCTTTATGATTAACGAAAGATAGAAGTAACTAATCGTTTGATTCGATTATAGAAACAAACACGTTTCCAATCACAATGATGAGAACAAATACAGTTCTCGAGTAGGTTTTAAAGGTAGGGGGGAGGGGTCTCGCAAAAACCGCCCCCCTCCTGCAT